AAGGTTGGCGATGCTACTCAAATTAATATTCAGAATAGAAACGTAACAGCTGTTTCATCTGGAATAGCCACTCTTACAACAGATCCTTTGACTATTGTGGGGCTATGAAAAATCAGAAAAACTTCTCCAGATTTATGGGAGAAGCAACAGAAGCAAAGAAATGTCCAGATGGGCATTATTGGTGCTATCAAGATAAGAAATGTAAGAAAATCCCTAATGGATATAAAGTAGGTCCAGGGGGTTGGATTCGTAGTATAGGTTCACGTTCACACTCACATAATGGAAACGATAACGGTAACGGAAATGGTAATGGCAATGGTGGCAATGGTAACGGTGGCAACGGCAACGGTGGTGGTGGCAATGGTGGTGGAGAATAAATAATGAATCCTAATGATATTATTCTTCGTAATGTATCTCATGAATTTGAATATGAAAAGATGTCCAGAGAGATTAATGAGTGTAGTGACGTAGAGACCTTACAAGAAATGTGTAAATTTTTAATAAAGTTAGAGATGAAAACAAGAGAAACTTATAGTATAATGATAGAAGATTTGAGCACATCAGCATCTTCATAAATAAACTGTAAATATTATGTAACAAATGGCACAACAGTCTATTAAATTTACTATTCGACAAGATGGCACTGTAACTGAAGAGGTTATGGGTGTTGTTGGAAATGACTGTGAGAATCTCACCAAAAGAATAGAGGAGAGACTTGGAGTAGTCGAAAGAGTTGAACATAAACCAGAATATTATGAACAAAAACAAACCACTGAGGAAAATGTCTCACTTCACATGCATCAAGACTAAAATTAAAGAACGTGATTATTTGGTTGAAGCACTTGAACTCATGGGACATGATATTCAAGAGAATCAGCAGTTAGTTATTAATAATCCATCTCATGCAGAAGAGCATCCAGAATTTCTTGCAGATGTTGCTATTAGAAATGATATTGGATTTCGTCTGAATAAGAATACTGGTAATTATGAATTAGTTGCTGAACTTGATACTTGGGATTTAGATGTTCCTGTTAATAGGTTTATTGAAAAAGTAACCCAACAGTATGCAAGAATGACTCTTCATGGAACTGTTAAAGAAGAAGGATTTGAAGTAGCAGAAGAATGGGAGATGGATGATAATTCAATTGAATTGACTGTAACCCGTTGGATTTCATAAATATTAGTGTGAAACTATTGAAATTTGATGAAATCTTTTAGACAATACTGTAAAGAAGATTTATCCATCGAAGATGCTGATGGAAAAGTTTATGCTGAAATAGTTGATATTATTAAACCAGAACCTATGAAGGTTCCACAATCAAATATCTATTACGAAGATCCAATAGAAGAGTCTATTCGTATCCCATCTAAAACAGGAAATATAATAACTGTATATTTGGCTTGGCGTGGAAGCAGTTATAACATTCAAATGTTCTTCCCTCAAGTCTCCAAACCATCCCGCAAGGCAGTACAAGATCAATTGCAGAAAATTTATCCAGGTGCCAAGTTGTGGGGCTATCAAGTATCGGACAATGACCCAGGAGAACCCCTCCTCCAAGTCGGGGGAGCAAGATAAAGAGATTGAAGAATTGAAGAAGAGAGCAGAGAATCTACAAAAACTTTTAGACATGACAAGAAAAACAATAGATCATGATAAAAAATTTATGTTAAATAAAGCAAACAATCATTTATTTGGTGAAATGATGTAGGAGATCGTTATGGCTGATGAAATTTATCTTGGTAATCCCAATTTAAAAAAAGCAAATACTGTTGTTGAATTTGATCAAGAGCAAATTCTTGAATTCATGCGATGTAAAGCAAATCCAGTTTACTTTGCAAAGAATCATGTAAAGATCGTTACTCTAGATGAAGGTTTAAAAGCATTTGAACCTTATGATTTCCAAGAGAAATTAATTAAGAATTTCCATGGAAATAGATTTAACATTTGTAAGATGCCTCGTCAGACAGGTAAATCTACAACTGTTATATCCTATTTGTTGCATTATCTACTTTTTAATGATAGTGTAAATATTGGTATTCTTGCTAACAAGGCAGCAACTGCACGGGAACTATTAGGTCGTCTACAGACTGCATATGAGAATGTTCCTAAATGGATGCAACAAGGTGTTTTGTCTTGGAATAGAGGATCATTGGAGTTAGAAAATGGATCAAAAATACTCGCAGCATCAACGTCTGCTTCAGCAGTCCGAGGCATGTCTTTCAATATTCTTTTTCTTGATGAGTTTGCCTTTGTTCCCAATCATATTGCTGACTCGTTCTTTGCCTCTGTATATCCTACTATTACTTCTGGTAAATCCACAAAAGTCATCATAGTTTCAACGCCACATGGTATGAATCATTTCTACCGTATGTGGCATGATGCAGAAAAACAAAAGAATGAATATGTCCCTACAGATGTTCACTGGTCTGAAGTTCCTGGAAGGGATGAAAAGTGGCGACAACAAACTATTGCTAACACTTCAGAACAACAATTTAAAGTTGAGTTTGAATGTGAATTCTTAGGATCTGTTGATACTCTTATTGCACCAAGTAAATTAAGAAGTCTTGTTTATGAAAATCCTATTCAAAGAAATGCTGGTTTAGATGTATATGAAGAACCGAAAGAAAAACATGATTATATTTGCACAGTAGACGTTGCGCGTGGAGTAGTAAAAGATTACTCTGCATTTGTAATAATTGATATAACCACTTTCCCACATAAAGTAGTAGCAAAATATAGGAATAACGAAATTAAACCAATGTTATTTCCTAATATAATCTATGAGATATGTAACAAATATAATAAAGCATTTATTCTTTGTGAAGTTAATGATGTTGGTGATCAGGTAGCAGCTATTTTAAATTATGATTTAGAATATTCTAATCTTCTTATGGCCTCTATGAGAGGACGTGCAGGACAAGTTATTGGACAAGGATTTTCTGGTAAGAAGACTCAACTTGGAGTCAAGATGTCCAAAACCGTTAAGAAGGTTGGTGCTCTTAATCTAAAGACTATTATTGAATCTGATAAATTAACTTTCTGCGATTATGATATTTTAAGTGAATTAACTACTTTTATCCAAAAGAGTAATTCATTTGAAGCAGAAGAAGGATGTAATGATGACCTTGCCATGTGTTTATTGATATATGCATGGTTAGTTCAGCAAGAGTATTTTAAAGAATTAACTGATCAGGATGTAAGAAAGAGATTATATGATGAACAAAAGAATCAAATAGAACAAGACATGGCTCCATTTGGGTTTATGTCAGATGGATTAGAGGATGATAGCTTTACGGATGATGACGGAGATACGTGGTTTAAGGCTGATGAGTATGGAGATAGATCATATATGTGGGAATATCTCTCGTAAATTGATATTTTAATAAATATTTTTTAGAGAAACTGAGACTCGGAGAACAAAAACATGGCGACTCCTCAATTATCTCCCGGAGTAATTACACGGGAAGTTGATTTAACAGTCGGGAGAGCCGATAATGTATTAGACAACATAGGTGCTCTTGCAGGTCCTTTTAAAATTGGTCCAGTAGAAGAAGCAGTTAATATTGCTACTGAACAGGCATTTATCAATACATTCGGCAAACCAATATCTACTGATGCTCAGTATGAATACTGGATGACTGGATCGTCTTACCTTTCTTACGGCGGTGTCCTTAAAGTTGTAAGATGTGATGGCAGCACTCTTAATAATGCTAACTCAGCAGTAGGATATGCTGCTACCACTAGCGCAAAGATTAAGAATTATGATAATTATCAAAACACTTGGTCAGGGGAAGCAGTAGAGTATGGATATGCAGCAAAAAATCCTGGCACATGGGCTAATAATTTAAAAGTTTGTACAATTGATGATTTTGCAGATCAAACACTTGGTATTGGAACAACTAATGTAAGTGCTTGGTGTCAAGTAGGATATGGAGTTACCAAAGCAATTACTAACAAGACTCTTGCTGGAGTTGGAACTACTTCTGGATTTACTGGATACTTAAAAGGAATAGTTACAGGTATTGTAACAGATTCCACTAATAGTGTATCAAGTGTTGATGTTAAAATTGTTTCTAGAGTTTCTTCTGCAGGAACTGAGACTGATATTCCTTATGGAATTGGAAATAGTCTGAGCTCCTTCCTTAAAGATGATACAATGTGGTTTGTTACCAATGCTGGAGTTAATACGGGTCCAACAGGTGCAAATGCTACAGCAGGAACTGCTGCAGTTACTGCAGTTGACTGGTATGATCAACAAACTTTGGGATTAACTAATTCCTTGGTTTACTGGAAAACTTTAGCTCCAAAACCAATTACCACTCCTTATGTTAATAATAGGAATGGTGCAAACGATGCAATGCACGTTGTTATTGTTGATGATCTTGGAACTGTAACTGGTATTCAAGGAAATTTACTTGAGAAGCATACAAACCTTTCTAAGGCAGCAGATGCAATTTCTCAAGTCAATTCACCACAAAAGATTTACTACAAGAATTATCTTGCAGACAATTCCGAATACATCTATGCTGGATATAACCAATCTCAAGCAGAAGATTCTTATTGGGGAACAAATCCTGTAGCAACTGGATTCTCAACATCTTATACTAAAGTTACTACTGGTGGTGGTCTTTGGGGTCTAGATGCACAAGGAATAACCTTTAATGCTCTAGGAAACAAAACTTACACTCTTACTCTTGGTAAGGATTATTCTGCTGCTGGTGGATTTAAGGCATCTCTTGCAAATCTAAACACAGCATATAATCTCTTTGCTAATAAAGATGAGATTGAAGTTGATTATCTTCTACAGGGTCCTGGACTTCTAGTAGAAGCAGATTCTCAAGCAAAAGCAAATCAATTGCTTTCTATTGCTGGAGATAGAAAAGATTGTGTAGCATGTATTTCTCCACACAGACCAAATGTTGTTGATCTAACCAATAGCACAGATCAAACCAATAATGTTCTTAGGTTCTTTAGTGCTCTATCATCTTCCTCTTATGGAATCTTTGATAGTGGTTACAAGTATACTTACGATAGATTTAACAACAAATTCCGTTATATCCCATGTAATGGTGACATAGCAGGATTAATGGTTAGAACAAATATTAATGCTTTCCCATGGTTCTCACCTGCAGGTCAGCAACGTGGTATTTTAAATAATGCAATTAAACTTGCATATAACCCAACAAAAGCACAAAGAGATCTCCTCTATCCTGAAAGAGTTAACCCAGTTATTAATCAATCTGGAACTGGTGTAATGCTCTTCGGTGATAAGACTGGTCTTTCTTATCCATCAGCATTTGATCGGATTAATGTTCGTAGACTCTTCCTTACAGTTGAGCAAGCACTTGAAAGATCTGCTCAATCACAACTCTTTGAACTTAATGACCAGACTACAAGGTCTAACTTTATTAATATTGTTGAACCTTATCTAAGGGATATTCAAGCAAAGAGAGGCATTTATGACTTCTCAGTTATTTGCGACGAATCAAATAATACTCCTGATGTGATTGATAACAATGAATTCAGGGCAGATATCTTCCTGAAGCCAACCAAATCTATTAACTACATTACCTTAACATTTGTTGCTACCAGAACAGGTGTAAGTTTTGAAGAAGTGGCTGGTAGGTAAAGGCAATTAATCTAATTTCATATCAATTCCATAGGAGGAACTATTAATGTCTACACTCAGAACAATTACCGCTTTCAAGTCGAAGCTTTCAGGAGGTGGCGCAAGGCCGAATCTCTTTGAAGTTGAGATACCATCATTCCCTGAGGCTGCTGGTACAAATACTTGGAGAACTGGTGACAACCAAGAGGCGGATACTTTCAAATTCTTATGTAAAGCTGCTTCATTGCCAGCTTCTAATGTTACCCCAGTTGAAATACCCTTTAGAGGTCGTATTTTAAAAGTTGCTGGAGACAGAACATTTGAAACATGGTCTACAACTATTATTAATGACGAAAACTTCCTAATTCGCAATGCATTTGAAACATGGATGCAAGGAATTAGTAAGAATAGTAATGCAACTGGTGCTACCAATCCAAGTGCATATATGACATATGCTTTAGTTCATCAACTTGGAAGAGGTGCTGATCAAGGAAGATCATCTACAGGTGCTTCAGCTGCAGTCGATGGATCTGCAATTACTCCATTAAAGACTTATACTTTCTTTGATATATTCCCAACTACAATTTCTGCAATTGATCTTTCTTACGAGAATACAGATGCAATTGAAGAATATAGTGTAGAGTTCCAAGTTCAATACTGGGAACCAGGCGCATATACCAGAGATAACGCCTAATTTGGATAGACTAAATAACTAGTATAAAGAACTAGTTTAATAAATTATGGCCAAGTTATTTGGATTCTCGATTGAGGATACTGAACCGCTATCTCCGAATGTTGTCTCGCCTGTTCCTCCTAGCAGCGATGATGGCAACGATCACTATTTGAGTAGCGGTTTTTTTGGATCTTATGTTGACATTGAAGGTGTCTATAGAACAGAATTTGATTTAATAAAAAGATATAGGGAAATGGCACTCCATCCAGAGTGCGATAGTGCAATTGAAGATATTGTAAATGAAGCAATTGTTGCAGATACTAATGATAGTCCTGTAAAAATAGATCTTGATAATTTAAATGCTAGTGATGGAATTAAAACTAAGATAAGAGAAGCCTTTAAATTTGTACTTGAACTATTAGATTTTGATAGAAAAGCACATGAAATTTATAGGAATTGGTATATTGATGGTAGATTATATTATAATAAAGTAATTGATATGAAGAATCCTCAGGAGGGGATTCAAGAATTACGTTATATTGACGCAATGAAAATGCGTTATGTGCGTAAGCAAAAGAAAAGTAAGGATGACAAATATAGATTAGCGAATGTAAATACAGATAATCCAATGGATTATGAAATGCCCAAACTTGAGGAGTATTTCATTTATAATCCTAAACAGACTTATCCAACCCAAAGTCCTGCTGCTTTAGGTGGTATGGGTGGAATCAAAATGACAAAAGATTCCATTACATATGTTACCTCTGGATTAGTAGATAGAAATAAGGGATCAACTCTTTCATATCTTCATAAAGCAATTAAATCACTCAATCAATTACGTATGATTGAGGATAGTCTTGTAATTTATAGACTATCAAG